GATCAACCCCACAACTCATCGTATAATGTTTACAGCTATTGATGTGCGTGTTTAATTCATCATCAGCATAAGTCTCTACTTGGGGGATGAGCAAAGCCTTTTTTACAATATCTAAAATCATCATGGGATCAATCCTTTCTTAACTAAAATTAGCCTGCAGGTGCAGCTTTCTTCTTAATACGTAAGAAGCCGTTATAACCGACAACATTACCACCAGTAAAGACTGAAGCTTTATAACTGATAATACCGTCTTTAAATTTATAATCTGTTGATTTACCAATTTCTACTGGTGAGAATACTGGCACTTCATAGTTCTTTAGTGCACCATAAGCAATACCGTATTCACCAGCGACTGTATTGCTATCTGAGATTGCTTTACAATGTGAGTTAATGATATAAGGAATACCATCAATTGTTTTATTGACATAATCGATTGAGTGAACTTTACGACCTTCTTGAGTTTTAAGTCCAGCGAACGCTCGCAAGTCATTCTTGTTAAGAATTAAGACTGCACCACCTTCGACTTCTTCATCACCGCCATAAGCAAAGACAATGTCATCAAGTGTTGAATCTGTGATTGCTTCTACTTCAAGTGCTGCTTTATCTGCAAGTGCCACTGCAGCTTCACTAAATATTCCAGTGAATGTGTTGGTTGTTCCAGCACCACGTAAGATTTGTTCACTGATTTTTTTCTTAAGTGAAATATTAATGTTTCTTAAGACTTCTGCTTGATAGGGAATGGAAGGTAGTTTTTCTAACTCTTCAGTAATTTCTGTATAAGCAGTAATCTTAACTTTTGAAATCGTTAAATACCCAAATGCAGGTTCAGTTTCAGAGTAAGCTCCACCTTCTGCAGTTGTACCTGCAATACCATTTGATTTAACAAATGACTTCTTGTAAGTCTCACCACCATTTAAGTTAATAACATTCACACGATCAACTAAGCTTGACACTTGAGCAAATGGAACTGGTGCAAGATTCGTTGACATGTGATCTGGAAGTAAGATCTCAGAACTTGAGACTTGAATGACTCTACTTTCTTTTAAGCTTTGTCCTCTTGTCTCTAGTTTTTCTTTATCAACCATTTGACGGTTATCTACTTGAATCGGCTTAAACTCTGTTTTAGAAGCAATCGCCATCTTCTTATCAATCGATGCTCTTTCTTCTTGAAGGGTATTTGTTTCTGTATCAAGCGCTTCTAGTTTTTCCAGATCAGCTTCTGTATCTACTAAACTTCTAATTTCTTTTAAGCGTGATTCGATTTCTTTTCTTCTTAATTCTAAATTCATGATTTTTCTCTCTCCTTAGATTTTTGATTTAATTTTGATACGTTTTTTAATTAGATTTGATTTTTCTTTTTGCTCTGCTAACTCCATAGTCTTTAGTTCCAACTCCATGGACTCTAAAGAACGAGCGTATATTGAGGTTGCATCATATGCCGGTGTATCCACAACGGACACATCATACAATCTTTCTATCTTCGTAATGGTTCTTTTAGGAATGTCACCTTCACGGTTCCATACCTGTTCATCAACCGTAAAAGCAAAACTCATTTTATCTAAAAGTCCACTTCTAACCATTTTATAGATATCCTGGTTATGACTTGTATCTAAGAGTTCAGCTCTTACCTTTAAGCCAATATGATCAATGGTGAGTTCAAGTGATTTATTCTTGGTTCTAGCAATAATTAAAAAGGAGTCCATATGATTGTATTTCATAGCAACATCCTTCATTTTAGTTTCTCCTAAGGCACTAGGTGATATCTCTTCAATGAATCCGTATGTTTCATCACCGATTAAGGTTTCTTGATTAAAGACTAGAGCATAACCTTCTAAAATCATCTTGCCTTCATCTTCATGAAGACTGACTTCTGCAAGTCTAGTTTCTTTTATCATTAGTTCTTACCTCTACTTTTTTGGTTTGTTTAGGTTTTATTTCTTGGTCATAGTCAAACTCAAGTTCAGAGTCTTTATATGAAAATGTTTCTAGTTTTTCTTTCTTACAAAAATCAGTGATGGTTTTTGTCTTTTCTTTTTGTGTTTCTAAAATGCTTTTTAAGGCATCATTAGATATTTTTCCATTAATCGTTACTTTCATGATCTTCTTCCTCCTTCTTTCCTACTTGATATAAGTTCGCTTTATCAGCATCCACAAAGTTTAATGATTGAAGACGTTTGTGTCCGCCTTCGATGGGTTCTAATCCGAGTAATGCTCTTGATTCATTAAGCGACATAATTCCTAGGCTCATCAGTTTCTCAATCGCAGTGACTTTCGTGTTCCATGAAGCATATTGTAGTCTTTCACTAAAGAACACGATCTCTTCACCACGTTCAAGTTGATTATTGGTCAGTAAACCTATAGAAAAAGCCTCGCTAAGTTGAATAGCTAAAGGCTCAATGGTTGATTCGTAAAACGAGTTATATTCATCTTCTGTATACTTACTTGTAAATATGGGCACTGATACACCAAAGTAATCGAGTATCTTTGACTGTAAGAATTCTAGCGTATCTTTATCGATTAGCTTTGGATCTACATCTAAAGGGATATACTCACTCTTTAAATCAATCGGAATAATAGAACTACCTTTATTGTTAACAGAATCAGAGAGCGCACTATCAAAGAGTTCTCTTTGTTTTTTCTTATCTGCTCCTGATAACATCCCGTTCATCTTAACAATCCCTTTAATCTGCATGGATGATTTTACGGCATTATCTATCCCTTGTAGCAAACTATCATTGATTGAGATTGTTTTTAGGATTGCTTCATGATCACCACTTGATCCATTACCACCAAAGATATCATTTTGTCCATAATGCTTTCTTAAATGAATGATATTCTCATAGGGTAGTGTATAAGAATCACCATTTTCAAATAAGAATTTAATGTAATATTGATCACTCTGATCTACCACCATTTCAACCGTGATCGGTTTAAGTGGATAAAGTCCTATAAGGTGTCCTGTATATTTATCAAATCTAGGATATATAAAGGCATTATCATTTAATAACAATGTAGTAACAACCTTATAGATAAAGTCATAAGGTATCATGATTTCATTGGGCTTATACTTCAAAAGAAAAGACAGTTTTCCGCTTTTCTCGGATACTGTCTTATCGTTTTCTATTTTGATATATCTTGGTTTTAGTTTTGCACATTGACTGGCCACTCTATCAATACAAATCTTAACGACATCACTTTTTGAAATGTTTGTTCCAAAAGGTGTATAAAATGTGTTAGTGTTGTTGATGATCTGTAAGGCATCGATTGAACCAGTTTTGTTTTTCCGTTTAAATATTGGCATGAGCACCTCAATTATTTCTCTAAGATTTTTTCAACTATACCTTCAATTTTAAATTCTAACTCTTCTGCTAGATAATATCCCTTCCGATAATAAGAAACAGTTAATGCTTTCACATGATTACAATATGTCTCAAATACATGAGGTTCACATAATATTTTCAATATAATCAGAGACATAGCTGTACAAATGATTTCTTCTTCTTCATTTGCTTTTGCTCTAGTAATACCATGGATAGAATAAAAAACATAATGGCAGAGTTCATGAGCTAATTGATAAATAATCATTGCAATATTACCAAAATCATTTACTCCAAGTTTAATAACAAGAATCTGTTTTAAAACTGGAGTAATAATTGGAGTGTATCCACAATTTGAATTTTCTATGCTGTTACAATTATCAATGTACAATGGATATTTTGTCATTATCTCTTGTCCGAAGATTTTATGAAATTCTCCCATTACAGTCCCAACAGCATAACTAAAAACCTTGTATTTATCAATATCTGTTAAATTCCCGTTTATTTCGTACATATAATCACCTTTTCCATAAAGCAATTATATCATATTTTCAAAATCTATTTTATATCTATTCAAAACAGCATATGCAATAATCAATGCGACTGTTCCATCAATTCTTTTATACTTAGAATTAAGTTTTGAAGGTTGTATGTTTCCATTTAAATCTACTTTAGCTTGTGTATTAGATAAGCACCATTTAAGGATTGGATTATTATTATAAACTAATAGATTGTTTTTAAGGTCTGCTTCCATCTGTTTCATGGGTTCTGATAATGAATAAATACCTTGTCTTACTTTCTCCATATTAAAGCCCAAGTCTTCCATCTCTTTAATCCAATATTGGGAGTTCCAAGGATCATAACCGACCCAAAGAGGTCTTATCCCATATGTTTGAATCATCTTCATAAACCACTTTGTAACAAGACTAAAATCATTTTGATTACCTTCAGTTAATGTTACAAAGCCTTTTTTAATCCAAATATCGTAGGGAACATTATCTTCAGTGATTCTTTTATCTAAAACTTCACTTGGCATAAAGAAATGTGGAATCACAAACTTCTTATTGCTATCTTTTTTCTGAATGATTAAGACTGCAGCTGTTAAATCTGTTGTAGATGATAAATCCACTCCGCCAATCGCATAACTATCTCTTAGATCATCTAGATTATATCTTTCTTCATTGTTTAGGTCATCATAAGATAACCATGATCCCGAATCAGCTTGTTTAATATTAAAGTCCTTACAAAGCATAGTAACTCTTGTTGATAAATCGTGCTTTGATTTATTCATAACATCTTCTAGGTATGATGAAGTTTTAACAACACCTAAGCTAGGGTTAGATTTTTGCCATGTTTTAGGATCATCATAGATTTCTTTTGCTGAGTCTTGCGTATATAGCCAAGGTAAAACTCTCTCATCTTCTATTTCACCTTTAATCATCTTTCTAGCATAATCTAGTTTACTATCTAAAAAACCACCAACGGTTGTACCCTCGGTGGTTATGATAAATATAAGTGGCTCTTTCTTTGTTGACTGTGACTGTTTTATAGCGTCATAAACTTTAGAATCGGTCATCTCATGAACTTCATCGATACAGCCGACTTCTATGTTGTAACCATCTTTATTTCTTGATTGAGCAGACAATTTCTTTATTTTGTTTTTTGTTTTAGGTGAATAGATAAAGAAAATATTCTTCTTGCTTCTAGTGTCTTTAGATAACGAAGGCGATTGTTCCCTCATATTATTTATCTCTTCAAAAAGAATGTTGGCTTGTTCGGTGGTGTTTGAAGCACATACTATATCAACACCACCTCTAGATAAAAAGAACTCAGCAAGGTCTAATCCAGCAATAAATGTTGTTTTACCATTCTTACGTGCAATCAATAATATGACTTCATTAAACCTTCTTAGTCCTGTCTCAGCAATTTTAAAACCATAAGCGGTTTGAATAATTGCTTTTTCCCACAATTCTAAGATAAATGGTTGTCCATTGAATGGTGATTTAGTATGTTTACAAAATGTCTGAATGAAATCTATTCTTAAGTTCCCTGGTTTTTCATCAAAGGTGTACCTTGTATTATCTAGATCAGCAATTAGTTTATCAATTTGCTTTTTGAGCTCCTCACCAACTAGAATATTACCGTTTTGTATCTCGTTAAAATATTCAACTAGATAGTTCATTCACTGGCTCTCTTAAGAAATTCATCAAAGGCATCATCTCCATCACTTGTGTTCCTAGAATTGAGTTCAAAGTTTTTATAACTGTCCCGTATGAGTTAACGAGCTTTGTATAATACTTCGCTGCTTCTGTTTGACGTTGAGCGCCTTTACTTGATATTTGGATTGCGCCATACTTAATCATTTGCTCTTGAAGTTTAGTCAGTTCTACTTTCATAAAAGCTGCTTGATATATTAAATTATCTACTAATTCCTTCTTGATTTCATCAACCAAAGAAAAAAGCGACTTTAGCCGCTTGTATTCGATATCAATCATTTTCTTTATCATTCATTTCTTCTATTTTTTTCATTCTCATGTCATGCAATGTTTCTTGTGACTCGTTAACAGTAACAAATTTATATATTTGAATTGAAGACCATCCAGTAACTGTTTGTCCCCATTCGTTAAATGACATTTTTTTATTATTATATTTAACAGTATTTTCATCTATTACTACCGCTTCGGACTCACTTTCAATAGTGCTATTTCTCTTAATGTATACTTTATCATCTTTTTTTATGAATCCCCAGTCAAACAATTTCGGCATTCTCGGTAATATTGTTTTAGAAATTTTAGATCGTGATTCGCTACTTTTTGACTTGTACTCACCAAATGGAATATATGGACTTTCTTTTTTTCCTAACAAAATCTCATGTTCTATGTATAAATCGCTGTTAATCAATTTTGGCATAAGTCGAATAACTTTAATATTTACTCCTTTTTCACTGAGCCAAGTTGCTGATGCCATCGTAACATCATCAAAATCAGAAGCAATAAGAATTATTCTTTGATCTTTATTAATGGTTGATTCTGTAAAATCTCTATAAATTATTCTTCTTGCTTTATCTATATTAGTTTCACCGTTATTTTGATCTGACTCTTTCTTATCTAAATACTCAGCATAAAGACCCACTATTTCTTCAAGGGTTTTAATTGTTGCTAAACTTGATGCATATTTAATTGCCTGAGCAACAAATGTTTCACCTCTGCCTTTAATATCATTGACATCTCTTTTTATTTCAATCAGAACAAGATCACCTGATTCAATATCGATTGCAATCAGATCGCTCCTATGTCTAGATGTATTACTTGTTTGCTTTCCAATTATTAGTAATGATTCATCTTCATCAGCTAATAATTCTCCAATATATTCTTCAACATAATCTTCTATATGTTCTTCTTTGATATTTAAATCTTTAAAAGTCTTTACTTCGACTGTTAAGTTTTTATTCTTAGTAATTTTGCCATTTTCAAATTTAACCGAAATCATGAAAATCAACCCCTTTATAATATTGTATCATTAAAAATAATGAATAACAATTCGATCCTAGAAAGAGGATTTTCAAAAAAACAAGCTTTCGTAAATTAAACGTCCCCCTACGCGGTACCCTTAAAAGGGGGGGACTAAGTCAACCCGGGGGACTATAATAATGATTTAAGTTCATCCATTAATGTTTTCAGGAAATCTATATTTCCATTTAATGACATGATTGTGGTTTCTGAACCATGAAATTTTGTGGGTTCAGAGTAATAAGCATATCTATATTCAACATAGGCTTCTTTAAACGGTTCAAGCAAACTATCAAATCTTTTCCTCTGTTTTTTAGAAATATTAATCATTGTAGACCCATAATGTTTATTTAAAGTTTGTATCATTATTTTATCTCTTAGTGGTTTATTAAGTTTATCCATAAGAACTTTAATGTTATGAGTTTTCTGACTCTCAATTGCATTCGACAATAAATAATTTTGTAATAAACATTCACAACAAAAGCATGCATTTACAACAAAGGGTATTATATTTATAAAACTAAATGGATCTATTTTTGTAATTTTTTTGTGTTCAGTTAGTATATTATTTGATACGTCATAAAAACCATCGATCACTTCAAGAAGAACAAAATTTTGCTGTGGTATTGGTTCAGGTTTCTCAATATTTACTCTTCCCCACTTTTTAAATCTATTTCCAACTTTTGTTAAAGTTCTACCAATAAACCTAGAAATATTTTTAAACATATTTATCATTTTACTCTACAAGTCCAAAATATCTAAAGGTATCCATAATCTTCTTTTTATGTCTTTCTGGACACGGATGAAGTCTGATACCATCATCATATCGATTATATGCTATTCGTGGATTGAGCCCACATTGTTCCTTAATATCTGAAATCCAACAAGTTTTAACGGTACAATTGTATTTTTCTTTTATATATTCTTGAATTTGTTTGTATGTTGCCATTGTATCAACCCCTATTTTAATCAATTATACCAAAGTTATAATACAAATACGAGGTTATCTTGGAATTAAGTTCCCATCATTATCAAATTCTTTTTCTTTTGTAAATCTCTTATGTTCTTTGTTATGACAGTCTTTACAAAGAAGTTCTAAGTTTTCTTGATTAATACTTACTGTTGGATCCTTCACATTATCAATTGTTAATCTAATCTTATGATGAACTTCTTCACCAACCTTACCACATCGTTCACACTTACCCTTTTGTTCTTGATATTTGATTTGTCTTGCTACTTGCCATACTGTTGATTTATAGAAGTTATGTAATATCTTAGGTTTCTTCATATAATTCTAGTAGTTCTTCTATTTTTTGATCTACATCTTCCCATGGAACATTTAAATCTTCTCTACCAAAATGACCATAGGTTGCTACTTGTTTGAACTTAACATTATCTAGTTTAAGTTCTTTTTTCATTTCACCTGGTCTAAAATCAAATACTTCATTTATTAACTGTGAGATTTCTTGATCTGTTGTAACTCCAGTATCAAAGGTGTTGATAAGAATACTTGTTGGCTCTGCTACACCAATTGCATAGCTTAAACAGACTTCGCAGTGTGTCGCCAAACCTGCCCCTACAACGGCTTTTGCTACGTATCTTGCATAATAAGCCGCAGAGCGATCAACTTTGCTTACGTCCTTTCCTGAGAAGGCACCTCCACCATGTCTTGAGTAACCACCATATGTATCCACAATGATTTTTCTACCAGTTAATCCTGAGTCTGCTTTAGGTCCACCAAGGATAAACTCACCAGTAGGATTAATTAAGATCTGTGTACCATTTAATAAATCATGTCTTCCAACTGCTCTAAGAATTGCTTGTCTGATGATTTCTTCATAAACTTCTCTATAAACACCAGGTTTAGTTTGAGCTGACACAACAATGATTGGAATGTTTACTGGTTTTCCATCTTTGTAATCTACACTTACTTGACATTTACCATCAGGTCCAAAGATATGACTGTATTGCTCTTTTCTAACTCTATCAACTTCTTTAGATATTTCATGAGCTAGCATAATTGGCAGTGGCATGAACTCTTGTGTTTCACTGCAAGCATAACCAAACATAATTCCTTGGTCTCCTGCCCCTTGTTCTTTATGCTCTGTTTTATTAACACCTAATGCAATATCAGGTGATTGTTTACTTATTTGTTCTATGACTACAAAGTCCTCATCATAGCCAATATCTTTTAATACTGTTTTCACTATAGCTTTATAGTTTAAAGATGCAGTAGTTGTTACTTCACCAAAGATAAATACTAGATTATCTTTAATGGCTGTTTCTACTGCTACTCTTGATTCTTTATCTTGTTCTAATAATGCATCTAGTATTGCATCACTAATTTGGTCACATACCTTATCAGGATGTCCTTGAAATACTGATTCACTTGTTATTCTTTGCATAATATAATCTCCTTCGTTTTTAAGTAGAAAAAAGGAGCTTTTAGCTCCCAAGGTTTGTTTTTGGTAAATAGGCTGTATACCTCGCGTAATGATAGCCTTCGCTTTCTACGAGTATCCCAAAGTCATGTTCATTTGACGTTACATAAATACAGTGGAAAACTCCATCGGTATCACAATACATTAAGTTAGTATTTTCTTTTATGAAGTCATAATATCCAAGTGGATTATTGATGAACTCTTCAAAAGCTGATTTATCTAATACTATTTCTTTTTCAATCACGAACTCATCTTGTGGTATTAGATCTTCGTGACATGCTTTACTTATAAAATTAACTTTTAAGTTTTTCATTTAATATTTTACCTTTCGTAATATAATATACATATAGGAGGAATGTATATGGGTAAGAATCAACACGTTACAAAACATCCTGGTGGTGGCTGGCAGATTAAAGGTGAAGGTAATCAACGAGCTACTGTTATAACTAACACACAACGAGAAGCTATTAACAAAGCTCGTGATATTGCTAGAAACCAAAAATCTGAGCTGTATTTCCATGGTAGAGATGGTAAGATCCGTGAAAAAGACTCTCACGGAAATGATCCTCATCCACCAAAAGGATAATAACTAAGACTCTTTTTGAGTCTTTTTTATTTCCCATGCTGTATAAACTGAACGATAGCTACAATCCCAAGTATCAAGAATGACTCCATCAACACACGTTGTTATGTGTCCGGCCATTTTTAAAATGTAGGTTCCTTTTGGATGTAGTTCAGTAAAACCACTACCTTTAATTCTAGGTTCACCTTTTACTGGTTTAAAGATAAGTCTAGGATATCCTTTGAAATAATCATATAAGAACTTTGTGTCTTTGTAGCTTGTATATCCTAGTTCTCGCTTTACTCTATTAAGTTCTCTTCTAGTTTCCATATAATCAGAATTGGTAGCTGTTGCGATTGCTCTTACAACACAATCAGTTGTTTTTAATCCTTTAGGATGAGCATTGTATTCTTTATACATCTTTAGCCCACCCTTCATTGAGCCAGTTAACAAGCTCTCTTGATTTATCTGTTTCAAAAAGTGGATCTATAAAATCATTCTTTCTACCATAGACCGTATATCTTTTTTCTTCTCTGAGGCAATTAATCGTTATAGTAAATAGTGTATCACCAGACTCAATGTCTGCGATTCTAAAATCATCATACAATGGTCCTGCAAGTGGGCAGTTGTTTTTGAACCAAACGTACATGGTTTCAAGATCTACTTTTCCACGGTCTTTTAATTGTTTAACAATGTTACCCATACGTTTTGTTTTGTTCGCTAAGCTTTCATCCTTACAAAACCAATCGTACCAACCCGCTTCGATTTGAGTGTGTACATCTTTCGATTCAAAATCGCCTCGATTAAATCTTTCAATAAAGTCTCTCAATTTCATTTCTTTTTGCATAGTTATAGTCTCCTTTGTATTTTTTGCTCACACTATATATCACTCTAAAGGGACTAAATAGCAAGTCATTTTTCTCACTATAGTGATTATATTTCAAATACATCAAAAGAGCTTAGTTTAGACCTTTTACCATTTCTAATTAAATAACAATCTTCTTTTGTTTCTTTATGTTTAATATATCTTTTTACAATAACATCCACAAATCTTTCATCAAGTTCCATTAAGCATGATTTGCGATCAAGTTGATCTGAAGCGATCATTGTTGAACCTGAACCACCAAATAGATCAAGTATTGTTTCATGACGTCTTGATGAATTAGAGATAGCTTTGCCAACTAACTCTAACGGTTTCATGGTTGGATGTTCTTCATTCTTTCTCGGTTTGTTATATTCCCATATGGTATCTTGAGAACGATCATCAACAAAGTAATGAGCTGCGCCTTCTTTCCAACCATAAAGAATAGGTTCATGTCTCCAGTGGTAATCTTGACGTCCTAATACTAAAGCATTTTTAACCCAGATTAAACATTCCGCTAATTTGAAGCCAGCATTTTTGAATGCGTTTCTAAAATTGAGTCCTTCAGTGTCTGCATGACATACATAAATAGCACCACCAGGTTTAATGTTTTGAAACATATTATTAAACGCATCGTATAAAAAAAGATAGAAGTTATTATCTTCCATCTTATCGTTTTTGATTTTTCCTGCAGTTCCTTCATAATCCACATTATAAGGTGGATCAGTAAAAATCATATCTACCTGTTTTCCATCAACTAATTTAGCAACATCTACTTCGCTTGTCGAATCACCACACATGACTCTATGTCCACCAAGTTCATAGATGTCACCAGTTTGTGAAAAAGGTGTCTCTGGTATTTCTTCATCGATATTAAAATCATCATCTGATGCATTATCAGGTAAACTTTCTTCTAGTTCCTCAAATCCAAACTGAAACATATCCATATCAATATCAATTAATTCATTTTCAAGTTTAGTGAAATCCCAAGTCGCAAGTTCTGCAGTTTTATTATCTGCTAATCTAAAAGCCTTAATTTGATCTTCTGATAAGTCATCAGCGATGATACATGGCACTTCTTCTAAATCAAGCGAAATTGCCGCTTTAAGCCTAGTATGTCCAGCAATGATAACATGTTCGGATGTAATCACAATAGGCACCTTAAAGCCAAATGATTTGATACTGTTGGCCACTGCTTCTATAGCTGCCTCATTATTGCGTGGATTATTTTCGTATTCGTTTAATTGGGTTACCTTCTTCATGACTATATTCATTCGACCAAAGCTCCTCACCTTTTTCTAAGCGTTTATTCATCAGTTCTATTTCTTCTTTTTTATCATTATATTCGAGTCCAAACTTAATAATCAGCAAATACTTAATGGCTGCTATCTCAGGTAAGGATTTCTTTTTATATTTGGTAATTCTTTTTTTAGTGCCTGTTTTAGTTTCTTCTATGATGGTTTGTGTTTCTTCATAATCAAACCCAACTGCTCTTTGATACATGGCATCAAGTAAAGTTTGTTTTAACTCTTCATCACCATATTGAAAAGCTTTATCTAGTTTATGATGTACCTTTCTTAATTTGATTAATGTTTTTTCCGTGACACCTAAATATTGAGCAATCTGTTTTTGAGTCGCTCTTTTCGAGATCATCTCAGATATTGCTTTTAGTTTTGTTTCTAAATGTCCTGACTCTTTCCAGCGCTCGTAGGTATCAAGCATTTTTCCTTTCATTAAATCACTCCAACTGTTAATTATTAAGCATACGATTCACAGTTGGAATACTACAAGTAT